AGAAGATCCTTTATGGATTCTTCTTTCTGGGATTATTATTATTTTCTTCAAGTTTCTTTTTGGAGGAGAGTTTTTAATAATTCCTTCCTATTTAGAAGTTATAATTGGGTTAGTGGTCGTTTAGATTTCATTACTCCAATTAATAATTTGAATTCGACCTTGCAGGGTTGTTTTGATTATGTTTTATCACGTGAGGCTTTCCTTTTTAATAATTGGTCGTATTTTTACGATTCAATAATTCAATATTTGAAAGCACACGTCTTGAAAATTGTTGGCGTTGGTTTTGCAACTGCGTTGATGGTTGGTTTTTCTACTTCTGTAGGTAGTATTTTTGCTAACAAATTGTTTTGTTGGCAGAAGCCTTATGGTGGTGCTCTTTTACCTGTTTCTCAGGCGAAAGAGTTTAATGAAGAAGATGCTAAGACTTATACTAGTCTTAGTGGTGCTGTGGCACATTTTTTACCACAGGATACTCCTATTAGTAGGCCTGTAAATCCTACTACTAGACCTGTATCTTTGGGCTATAAGACAGTTAAAAATGTGTATGGCCCAAAAAATATAGATGATTTAGTATTGAAAGTTCAACGGAATATGTTCCGTTTATTGTTTGCTTTCAATTCAAAATCAATATTTACCAAAATAGGTGGTAACACTTATATTGGTACGAGGCATGGACTCCCTAAGGAGTTAGCTGCTGCAGCTATTATGACAGATAGTTCACTACCTATACAACCTAGGGATCACATTTATTGTGAGCCCTCTATGGCTATTGATATAGGAGCGGATGCTGTTATGATAGAAATGGGGAAGTACCGTTCTCCTAGAATAGATTATTTTACTACTGATTTTCTACCGGGTAAATCTTTATTGATTTTGCCTAGTAAAGTTGTTAATGTGGTATCGTATATTGTTGATTTTCAACCTCCGACTTGTGACAAAGTGGAGAAAATGTATTGTTATGATACAGTTGAAGCTGTTAGAGGAAATAGTGGTGCCTTGTTGGTATCACTTGAGAATAACGGTTTTTCTATTGTAGGTATGCATATTGCTGGTGATGAAATGATGGGTAGAGGTTGGGCTTGTCCTTTCCGTTCTATCCCTATTGCTAATGGTATGGCTATGATGGATACATTTCTTGTTGGTGGTTTGCCACCTGAGATTGTAGAATTGAGAGAAAAATCTATTCTTAACCATTATGATCATATTTGTTCTGGTCAAGTTTTAGGTTCTTTAGCCAATGGTCATACTATGAGACCTTATTCTACTTTAGTTGAGACCCCTGCTAAGGAGTTTTACCAATGTAAATTGGAAGTACCTAAGTTGGGTAATCGTGTTGAAGATAATGTTTTTATATGTCCTGATTTCCGGAGAATGTATCATATGTTAATGGCAAGACCTGCTATTAGACCTGATATTGTTTTCTTAGCTCAAGAAGCTATGTTCATCCAATTGGCAAGGATTTTGCCTGCTGATTTGAAGAGGGATTCTATACCTAATGTTCTCAATGGAATGGGTAACGGTATAAAACCTTTGAAGACTTCTACGTCTGCCGGCTATGGTTTATCTGGAAAAAAGGAGGATCATTTGTTTTCCGATAAGGAAAGGAAGTACCCTCGTAGTCATATAATGCGTGATGTTTATGAGAAAATTATTATGTATGATAATAACTATTTTGTCCCTGCTTGGACGGCGCCATCTCAAAAAGATGAGCCAGTCAAAGCTGAGAATAGTAAGGGTGATATTCGCCTTTTTTATCCCACTCAATATGTTGATAATATTCTTATGGCATGTTATTTCGGTCCATTATTTCGGTCTATGATTGATTATAGATTTGAAATACCTGGATGCGAAGGTGTCAATGCTGCAGATCCTCGAGAGTGGGCTTGTGTTGCTAATAAGCTTAAGGGTGAAGGTATTGATTTTACTAAAATTTTAGACTTGGATGGGGCATTTTGGGATTTACTTCAATCTTTTAGTGTATATGCAATGGAAGTTGCTATACGCTTGTTGATGAGGTGTCCTGATTATGTGAATGTTTACAATATACTGTTGGGTATAATGAATACTGAACTCCACTCTATTTTAGTTATTATGGGGTGGGACCTAGTTTTATTATTTAACAGGATGTTATCTGGTAAATTTGGTACAACAGTTTGGAATATATTTTCTATGCAGTTTGCATGGAATGTTGTTATGATAATTTCATGTTTTTCTCTTGAAGTAGAAAAAAGAATGTTATTTTCAGTAAAACAACAGGTTTTAAATGTTATTTTGGAAGAAACTCTTAGAGACCTATATGGTGATGATAATGGTTCTACTTTTAGTTACGTTATTCATCAATACATTAAAGATCCTATTGTGTTTGTTAAAATTTTTCTATGGATAGGTGTTGAAATGCAGTCTGGAGATAAACAGAGTGCTATTAAATACACTACTATAGATAATTTTAAATTCTTAAAAAGGGGTTTTCGCTATGATAATGGGTTTTGTTATGCACCATTGGATGAGAATAGTATTTATAAGATGATTAGTTTTTATGACACACGTGGTGGTGTGTCGTATACTGAATTTTTAAATACGAATTTGCCTTTGATGCAAGCATGCTGGTTTATGCATGGGCGAGAGCGCTTTGATTTTGAGACTAAGAGAATGGTTTCTTTAGTTGAGATTTTGCAACATGTTCCTGAGAGTTCTGCAGTTGAGTTTACCCCAAAAACTTGGGATGATTATCAATTGCTTTATGTTCAAGGTCAACATGTTGAATGGGGATTGTAAATCCCTCGGCCAACGAAGCCGTTAAACTCATTTTTCTCACCTAGATTGCGTGTGAGATTGAATACCGATTATTGCCCCTAATCGGGGGGCATTTAGCAAGTTGAAAATTATGATTATAAAATTTTTGTCGAAAAATATAATTACTGAACCATTATCTACAAATTTAACGGTTGCCACTGAGCAACCACATAAAACTCATTCTAATGAGAATGTTTTAACGGTTGGGAGTGAGATTGAGATGAGAGACAATACTACCCAACCTTTGACAGCTTATCTGGCTACTATGCCAGATACTGTTAAGAAATTCTGTGAGCGGCCAATTCTTATTGCGAATTGGCAGGCTAATACGCAGACTTCTATCTCTCCGTGGCAGTTGTGGGGCTCTAATGCTGCCGTAGCTGCTAAATTGAGGAATTTTTACCTAGTTAGAGGTAAAATACACATGAGGTTAGTTGTTCAAGCTGAACCATTTACTTATGGGTGTGGGATCTATTCATTAGATCCTTCTTTGGCTGCAGTTACAACTGTTGCTACGTATGATCCATTGACTTCGGCTTTTGCATCTGATTATAGTGTGTACGTTGATTTTGCATCTGATTCTCAACCTGAATTAGTAATGCCATATATTGATCGTATCCCTTGGATACAGGTTGTTAATATTGGTTCCGTTTCTGGTAATGTTTTTACTTATAACCCGATCGTTAATCCAATTTCAGCCCAATCATCTACTACTCCTACTGTCCAAATTAATTGTTACGCTTTTGTAACTGATTTGGAAGTATCTATTCCTACAGCCCAATCAGCTCCTAATAATAATGCAATGGAGAATAAACCTAATTTTAGGTTGTCTTCTATTGCTTCTAAAGTTTCGACTGCTGCTTCAATTTTTTCTGATGTGCCTTTGATAGGGCCTTTTGCGGCAACAGCTTCTGCTGTAGCATCTGCGATTGGTGGGGTGGCGTCTTTCTTTGGTTTTTCTAAACCTTTAGATTTAACCGCTATCACTAAAATGGTTGTTAGGAAAACTGGTGAGATGTCCACAGCTGACGGGATTGATCCGTCTTTTGTGTTGTCATTAGATTCTAAATGTGAGAAGAGTTTGTCTTATCAGACTATAGTTGGGACCAATGTTGATCAAATGGCTTTTGCTTATGCTTTATCGCATTGGGGGTATATTTCGCTTATTACTTGGCCACAGACATCAACTGAGGGTACTAATCTTCAGGCTTGGCATGTTGCTCCTGGTATGGTTGTTAATGCCACCTCTAATGGGTGGATTATGACCCCTTTGGCACATGTTGCATTAGGTTTTGCAAAATGGTCGGGTTGTTTAGAGTATAAGTTTATTGTGTGCTGTTCTAAGTATCATAGAGGTCGAGTTCGTATTTATTGGAATCCTACTGAACCTTTAACTGATTCTCCTTTAAATACTACTTTGTGTACGGTATTGGACATAACACCAGGGGCTACTACTACTATGGTAGTCCCTTGGGGTCAACAAACTCCTGCTCAAAAAGTCGGTTTGTTTCCTATGTCTACAGCTGTTACTTCGTCTACTGGTACTAACAATGGTTTTATTTGGGTTGATGTTGATCAACAATTGGTTGTTCAGCGTTCTGCTGCGAGTGCTTATATTATTGTGTTAGTTAGAGCTGGTAGTAATTTTAGTGTTTATTGCCCTACAATGGTGAATTTGCAACATATGTCTATTTCTCCATATTCATCTGTCGCTGAAGTTAGTATTCCTGTGAATAATTCTAATATTATTCCCGCTGGTTCATATACTCCTGTGCTTCAGTCTGCTGTTAATGAGTTAGCCTGTGATGATAAACAAGCTACTTTATTTAATAACACTGAAGTATTTGGTGAGTCTATAGGTTCTTTTAGGTCTCTTTGTAAGCGATATTGTTATTATTATTCGTATAATGATACGTTTACAACTAACAATTTTGCTGTTTATCAGATAGGTTTAGATAGGTATCCTGCACCTAGGCAGATTCAGACTACCAGATTTAATTCCGGTTTTAC